GAAGATAGGGAGTTTCAACGCAATCTCAAAGCATTAAATAAGATTCATCCTGATAAAGATCAAATTGTTCAGAGTCAAGAATGGCAAGATTTCCTTAGTTCAAAAGACGAGGCATTTTTGAGGGAATTACACGAAAATGAAACTGACTTGCATCATGTGTCCAGTGTTCTTGATCAATTTAAACAAAGCCGGTTGGAAGCAGAGAAGTCTAAACTCGAAGCTGAAGCAGCTAAGTTAGAATCGGAAAAGAAAAAGCAAGACAAGGAAAAACGGCTTAAGGATGCGGTAATGCCTAAAACATCTGCACCAGCAAGCAACAACAAGGTATTGAGTGATGATGACGCATTTAATGCAGGATTCGACAAGGTACTTAAACAACATAGATTTTAAACCCGGACAGGGATTTACAGGGAGTTTTAAATGGCAGGTCATAATTACGACACTCAACAATCGCGGTTACTCGCGTTATCTGGTGAGTTTATTGCAGCAGCACAAATCACAGAGGTATTAGGTGGAATTGGTAAACAGGTTCAAATGCCTTCCAATAAAACTGATACCGTTATTTTAGCATCATGGGTTCCTTACGGCGGTACTGTAGCGAATCCTAACACTTGGTCTTATGATATCCAAACTCATATCACCACTGAGGGCGTAACACCACAAGCGGATTCTATCCAACGTCGTGATATTCCTATCAAACTTGTACAGTACATGGCGCTTTATTCTTTCACAGATAAAGATGAAATGTTGTACGAAGATGATATCAAAGAAGGCATGAAGATGAACGTTTCTCAACGAATGTCTTTGGTGCGTGAGTTAGCTATATGGGGGCAGTTGAAAGCTTGTACTAACAAGTTTTACTCTGGTGGCTCTACTCGTGCGGCTGTTAGTGGAAAAATAACAGAGTCTATCTTAAACAAAATCACACGGTCATTGAACGCTAGTCACGCGAAAATGATTACCAAAGTTCTTGATTCTACTACCTCGTGGGGTACAAGACAAGTTGAACCAGCTTTTGTCTGCTATGCTCATTCCGACCTAGAGCAAGACTTTCGTGACTTACCCGGCTTCATCGTTACCTCACTTTACGGTCAACGTAAATTGGTTAATAACATGGAGTTAGGTTCATGGCGTAACATTCGTGTTGTGTTGTCTCCAGAGTTGCAACCTTATAAAAATGCGGCTACTTCTGTAACTGCTAGTACTTATGGATTGTCCTCAACTGGCGGCACTAACCCCGATGTCTATCCGGTGGTGATTTGTGGTGAAGATTCGTTTGCTCAAGTGGCATTGCGCGGTAAAAACGCTATTGAGTCTATCTACATTCCTACAACTTCAACCAAAGACGATCCAGGTGGTCAACGCGGTTACATTGGCGCTAAATTTTGGCATGGTGCGGCTGTTACCAACTCCGGCTGGATGGCTGTAGCTGAAGTTGCTGTTAGCGATTTGTCATAACTAAGTAGAGGGGTTTAACCGCCCCTCGTTTACAGGAGATATATTTATGGCAGTAAGAATTACATCGTCTACTAGCGTTGTATCAGACCAATTAACTCAACGGGAATTATACAAGCTGTTTAATGCAGCTCAAGCGGATTTGGCAGCATTACGCGCTAATCTTGCAGTATTAACCGCTAAGCTTGATGCTGACGCAGGTGTTACGGACACAAACTATGGCACATTGGTTAATATCGCAGAAGCCAGTGCTAATTTGATTAAATAAGGAGATTTAAATGCAAGCAGATTTTTTAAGTGGTGGTTCGTTCGCTGCTAACGTTGCGGGTTTAACTGCATCGGGTGCCGCTACGACTTTCAGCACCGCTAACGTTTTACACTTTAACATTTTGGGTGATGGTTTCACTAAAGCCGCTGTTTCTGGTGGTACTACGCCAACTACAGACGTAAACGGAAATGCTATTACATTGACTGCTGGTTTTGCTCGTGCCGTTGTATGGGCTGTTAATAGCTCTGGCACCGTAGTAAATTTTGCAGGCCCTATTGTTCCTTGGGATGGTGGTACAGCAGCACCTAACTATGGTTTCGGCAATTTGATACCAGCGATTCCAAGCGTAGGCAATTCTTATGCTCCATTCGCGGTTACTGTTGTTAAGGCTGGTTCTACTACTTCAGGTACTTGGACTTTCGGCTCAAGCAACTGGAACGCTACTGGAATTACTGTGGCACATCACAACATTATGTTTAACCCTCCTAGACCGTTCTTGGTTTAAGGATTAACCAAGCCCCTCTTAATTGGGGGGCTGACTATTTAAGGATGATATATGGCTAATTTTAAGAAAACACTAACAAACGAACAGGACGCAACATCGCGCAGTATCGAGATTCCTTCATCTGGTGCTATCGATAGAACACAATTACACGAAGAGCTGGCTAATCAGTTTGAAGTAATCGACCCTTCTGCTGATTTGAATAAAATCGCAGAACATGAACGCTTTATGAATCAATACGTTGAATGTAAAGTTGAAGATTCAAACAATCAGTACGATGAGCAAGAAATTGTTGTCGGTCACAATGGGATGGTTCAAACATTCATCCGTGGTTTAGAGCAAAAGGTAAGACGTAAATTCGTTTATGTTCTGGCAACTGCTAAAACCGACAGTATCAATGATAAGCAAGTTGTTGGTCGTGATGGTGAAAAGGTTATTAGATCAACTGTCGTTTCGGTTCCGAAGTACACGATCAGTATTTTAGAAGATACCAGAGAAGGTCGTGAATGGTTTAAACGTATTCGGGCTGAACCAGTCTAGGAAAACGAAATGACGTATTTAGAGTTATGTAAAAGATTGGTTCAAGAGGCTGCTGTATCCGGTGAAGGCCCAGCAAGCACAGCTAATCAAATTGGCGAGATGAGACGTATGTGTAACTGGATTAACACGGCATACGAAGATATTCAAAATATGTTTGACAATTGGAGATTCTTAACTAAAGACTTTTCTTTTGCATTAACTCAAAACAAATCCACCTATACACCTGATGATGCAGGATTAACCGATTTTGCTAAATGGTATCCAGATACTTTCAGGGTTTACATTACTGATGCTGGAATAGTTGATGAGCAGTGGTTAAGGTGGATGGATTACGAAAGACAATTTAGGGATTCTAGGGGATTTAAGGCGACTCAAACGCAAACAGGTAGACCAATTGATTTTTCGGTAAAACCGGATAATTCGCTAATCTTCTTCCCTATCCCGGACAGGTCAATCTACACTGTTCGTGGTATGTATTATAGAGCACCGCATAAGCTTAAGCTTGATATAGATACGCCATTAATCCCGGAACGCTTTCAGATGGCTATTGTATGGAGAGCATTAAGTTACTATGCAACATATGAATCGGCTCCTGAGTTTATGATGCAAGCAGATAAGAACTTTGCTAGCGTGTGTGGACGGTTGCAGATGGATCAATTACCTAAGGTGTTTATCGGATGAACTTTATATTGCATTTACTAGATATTCTAATACCGCGATTCTCACGCATTGAATATAACTGTGTCAAGCTAAACGATGAAGAATACCGAATTGTTGATGATGAAGAAGATTATAACGCTATTTATGTTATCAAGTCATTAAGGTTTATAGGGTATCCGTTTTTTGAAAATGCTGAAATATACGAGTTAGTAGATGGCTAACTTACCACAAATTAAAACTGCTAATGTGCCTATGTTTGGTGGAATGGATTTAACCACACCACACGATAGGATTAAGCCGGGCTTCGTAAGTGAGGCGCAGAATTTTCAAGCCGTTATTACGGGTGGATATCAGACTATAAAAGGTTATGAAAGGTCTTGTGGTAACGAGTTGTTTAGCACTAATGAGTGGTTCAGTATAACGTTAAGCGATGTTGCAGGGTTGCTTATAGGGGATATCATCAAGACTTCTACCGGACAGGCTAAGATTATAGCTATCGATCCAAATAATAACCAAGTTGGCGTGGTCGAATTAACTGGCAATATTGCACAAAGTGATGTTATTACGATAATAAGAACAGGTGACATTATCGGTAGCGGCTTGCAGTACAGGGAAAAAACATTCTTAGAAATCGATTGGTTTCATGAGTCAATTATTAGTTATATTGCAATACTTTAGGAGTTTTAAATGCCATTAGATACATTTGGCGGTTCAGATCCAAGCAGCATAGTTTTAGCAAAGATGAACGCAGTAGTAAATTACTTAAACGCTCCAAGTTATTACTATGTTACACACACTATTTCAGGCACTCCAGCGGATGGTTTTAATTATTATATCGATTTACCGTCTAATAAAACAATACAATTCAAAGCTGGCCTATCAGGCTCTACATTTCAATTAAAAACAGCGGCTACATCTGAATTTGTTGTAACTATTAAAAAAGATGGTTCTAGCATAGGAACGTTGACAGTTGCTGCGGCTGGTACGGTAGCAGCAGTATCATTCACTTCTGATGTTAGTTTTACTGGTAATGAATTATCTTTTTCATTTCCAAGCACTGCGGATGCTACGGCTTCGGATTTCAAGATTAGCATGATAGGTCAATTTGTATAACAGGAGTTATTAAGTGACGGATTTCGCAATATATACAAATGAGCTAACGCCTACATTTTACAATACATACAACTCTAACACAACTAACGTTCTCACTACGGGTGGACAGGATGGTTCGGCGTGTTTAGAGTTTCACCACAATGCAGCATGGGATTTACCGCCAGCATTAGATTTATCGGCTTCTCTTATCCCGATGACCGGAGCGGTAGCAGGTGATTATATACAGCTTGATATATTGGTAGGTTCTGGAATATCAGAGATTTATCTTCACATAAACGGCAATACTCAGATATGGATCAATCAATCCATTTATGATGCTGGATGGCATACGGTTCAAGTGCCATTAACAAGCACTAATATTACCAATATTGGATCAAGCATAAATAGAATTACGCTACAATCAAATGCTGTGGGTGTTAGCAGGGCAGATAACATAAAGCTTGTATTAACGAGTGCTTCGCCAGCGCCTACACCTTCACCAAGTCCCACACCTACACCGGCACCTGCACCAGCACCAACATTAGGAACGGCTCCAACGTATACGGCTAATGCTGATACTGATATTATTTTTGATTCAAGCTCTAGCGTTACGTTATCGAATAGTGGTGGTAATGTTTCAGCCCTATCCGGTAAGGTGTTATTCAATTCGCCCTCTGGATCAACCTATTATCTTAATGTAGGACGCATTACATTAGATACACCAGTAAGTGTAACGGCTACGGATGGCGATGAAATCTACTTTGATATGGCGGTTACAGGTGCTTGCGATCTTGTAACGCTACGATTTAATAATAACTATGTATTTGATGTTATTACAAATATTCCTACTAATGTCACAATGGGTAGGTTTACGTCCTATGGTTGGATATTAAACGGCACTCAGTCTGCATTTCCAGCTACGATATCGACTATTGATGTATCTATAAATTCTAATGCTACGGGTGAAGTAGTCATTAGTAACATTAGGGTAATCAGAACTAACTTAGGATCATTACCAAGACCTACGGGCGCACCACGTATTGTTAATGGAATAGGTACCTATCCTGCTGATACTATATTTACAACAGATATTTCAAATGTTGCAGTAGAAACACGGGGTGCTGGATGGCTAACTAACCTAGGTGCAGCTCATTTACATTTCGATTACGGTAATGGTGGTGTTTATGGTATTCCAGTCAATTACGACGCTTATAGTGGCTGGACGTATATTGATTTTAATGCTACTGCTAACGCCGGAAAGTTTTATGCTGAAGATCAAGATTTAGCAACCTATGCGCATTTTCCACACAAATCAACTTACGTTCGTGAAGCTGGATCAGATCATCATTTAATTGTCGCGGACAGCAGCAATACAACGCCATATGTCTATGAGTGTCATAAATACTATGATTCTACTACCGGACAGCCAGCTACAGGTGATTTAGATAGTGATGCTTGGTTACCAGTCACATTACCTTATTGTACGTTTGCAATACAGATAAACTTAAAATCATATCAGATGGTCGCGCCTAGTCGCATGACTTCTGCTGATTTGGCAGGTTTACCCATTCAACCATTGCTGTTAAAGGTAGCGGATATTGCGACAGGCAATTTAACGCACACTATCAGGTTTACTGCATTATCCGGGCAGATAGGCGGCTCTGTTGTTCCTGCTAACCTGCATGTTTCCAGTGGAGCGAGTGCTAGACATTCATTAAACGGTTTAGAGGGTAATGCATTAAATCCTTCCTTTACTGGTATACCGCTAGGCGCAATATTAAGGTTAAAGGCTTCAAGTCTGTATAAACTTGATACCATGAACGTTTACTGTCAACGTGTAGGGTATGGTTTACGACATCACGGCATGGTTAATGCTGATATCGGTGGACCGTTATTCTTAACGTGTGAGGCAGATCCAGCATGGGATAGCATTGATTTATCAGCACTTGAGTCATTAACAGGTAATGACTTTGAACCTATCGATGCTATGTCGATTATGGTTAAGCCAACAGGTTATCAGGTACAAGCTGCTAATGTATTGACATGTAATTTAACATCTCCTACAGCAGGTACTAAATCAGGTACGGTTACATTAACGGCTACTGCTACAGATACCGTTGGTGTTAGTAATGTTCAGTTTCAATTAAACGGTAATAATTTCGGTTCTCCAATTACATCGGCACCTTATACGCTTGATTGGGATACCACGCTAAGCATTAATGGCGATTATGTTATTACTGCGATTGCAACTAATACCAGCAGTGCAGTTGTTGTAAGTAGTTCTGTTACGGTAACGGTAAGTAACACTGATATCATTGCGCCAACGGTGTCTATATCATCTCCTGCTAATAATGCTAACGTAAATGGAACGATTACCATTTCTGCAACAGCTAGTGATAATCTAGGCGTTATTGGTGTACAGTTTAAAGTAGATGGTAATAACATCGGTACAGAGGATTTAAGCTCGCCGTTCAGTAAAACACTTGACACAACTACCCTAAGCAATGGGTCGCATACTTTAACAGCTATTGCTCGTGATGGCTCTAATAACTCCACAACAAGTAGTCCTATTACTATTGTTGTAAATAACGTAGATATTATAGCGCCTACGGTAAGTATTACATCTCCTTCTAGTGGTGTTACCTTATCGGGTGCAACTAATGCAGTAACGGCGACTGCAAGCGATAATATTGTGGTTGCTGGTGTACAGTTTAAAATCAACAATGCGAATTTAGGCGCAGAAGATACCAGTGCACCTTATTCTACAAATCTTGATACTACTGCTTACGCGGATGGCGATTATACTTTAACCGCGGTCGCCACTGATGGAACAGGTAATGCTACAACATCAGCACCAATAAATATTGTTATCAATAACTCTGGCGTTGGTACATTCACTAGTAACCCGTTATTAGACCTTTCTGGCAATGTTAAGCCTAACCTACTGCTTAATTATGTAGCGTTGTATGACGTGACTACAGGCGCTCTAGTGGTGCGAAAAACCAATGTGTACACAAATAGTCAGGGTATATTTTCTATAACCGATTCAGCTATTACACCCGGAACTGAATATAAAGCAGACTGGGAAGATGAGAACGGCGGCTATAGGCTGGCTAAAAAGGTTGCGTTATGAGTTGGTTTACTTATGACAGTCAGTGGTTATCAGATAATTATGATAACCCTGTATTCACCATTATAACCCCTATTACAGTAGTTAATGAGCCTATCAGGTATGGGGTAAAGGATAATTCCCTCTACCGTATATGGCAAACAGCGGTAAACAATTACTTCAGGCAGAAGATACCACGAGTTCCTGGTGTTGGCAATGTATTAGGCGTATGGTGTTACAAAAATACCTATTACGCCTTTAGAAGCGACGGCACCAAGGTGGTGATGTATTATGGTAATGTGGCCGGTTGGGAACCTGTAAAGCTATTCAAGCAAATGAAGTTTGACGCTGGCACATTAGCTGATGGTGATTTAGCTGAAGGTGATACCATTACAGGTGTAACGTCAGGCGCTACAGGTGTTGTTAAGAAGTTCGTCAAATGGGCTGGAAGTTATAGCGTAGATGCAAGCGGTTACATTGTTGTCGATACGGATGGAACGTTTCTTGATAACGAAACAATACAGAAAGGATCTACCAATCTATTCACTGCGGACGGTGATAGTTTTCAAATAGAGTTTGCAGTAAATGAAAATAAGTTTCAGTTCGTCAATTACAATTACTATGCTACAACTGATTATTTCAAAATGTACGGCTGTGATGGTGTTAATCCAGCATTTGAGTTTGACGGTGAAACATTAACACCTATCCTACTGCCTTCACTACCTGAAGCTCCATTTGAGAATAAACCTATATACATAGAGGCACATAAAAACTATTTATGGTTAGCTTTCCGGGGTGGTGATCTACAATGTAGTGTTCTCGGTGAGCCGTGTCTGTTTAGTGGCTTCTTAGGTAGTGCTGAATTTGGACTAGGAAGCGAAATTAAGGGCATGAAATCCGTGCTTGATAATGCTCTCATTATATCAACTGAGCATCAAATATCAGGCATGTACGGCTCTACAATCGATGACTTTCAGCTTAAGATATTGTCAGCGGATACATCGGGTATAGATAGAACGTGTGCTGTATCTGTAAGACCTTATTTACTGACTAAAAAGGGTATCATTAGACTTGATCCTACACAAGCTTTCGGGAACTTCCAGAGTGGTAGCGTGTCAAGACTGATAACCCCATTACTGAATGATTACATTGTCCGCAAGGGTATTGTCGGGGCTGGTATCTCTCGATCACTTAACCAGTATCGTTTATATTTTGACGACGGCACTGGAATTATATTAACTCAGGACGCACTTTATGCAGACCAGAATCTACCGCAATTTACCACTTTTTCTTATAAGCATCCTCCCACCTGCATTAGCTCTGTTAATGTTGACGATTTCAATGAAGTGTTACTGTTCGGTGATAAAGATGGTTACATCTACCGCGAAAATGTAAGCAATAATTGTGATGGTCAGAACATGGAGTTTGCCCTTAGGACTCCATTCATAAACTTAGGCTCTAGCAGTATTAGGAAGCGTTTTAAGCGTGCTGAGTTCGCAGTAAATGGAAGCGGTGACTCTGATATTGCTTTCAGTTATGAGCTGTCTTATGGTGATCTAGGGACCGAAAGAACGAGTGCTGTGGATGTTACTGCGGTAGGGGCAGGCGGTTACTGGGGGACAGGTCGATGGGGTGAAATGACATGGAGTGCGCCACTAATTGATAACCAAATACAATCAATCACAGGGAATGGTACGAATATATCACTGTTATTTTACGGTGATAGCGATATGAGCGATAGCTTTACAATTAACGGTGTAACTTTGCACCATGCTCCAAGTAGATTAAATAGAGGCTAGGGATGGCAAATACTTTTTACAATGTAACATATTCTTTTTCAGAAAAGACACTTGCCAGGGGAACCGAGGTAAGGCAGGAGCTTAATTCTATTGCTTCAGCATTTAATTCTGTCGAGTCGTTTTATAACAACAAATTTACACCGCTAACATTATTCAATCAGTTACATTTAGGTTATAAAACTACTGCGCCTAATCTGGATAATGACGGCCAACCATTACAAGTGGGTGCTAGTTACTTTGATTCTGTATACCAGTGTGATGGTGTTTGGAATGGATTAACTTTTATTTACAGTGCTAAAAATTCAAAAGACAGTGCTACATCGGCTGCAACAAGCGCTTCTCAGGCTGCTGCAAGTGCAAGCTTAGCGGGTAGTTATGTTGCTACTGTTCAACAGAGTGCTGATGATGCTGCTGCGAGTGCTGCTGATGCTGCGGTTAGTGCCTATAATTCTGCTAACTCTGCCGCACAAAATACAGCTGGATTATCTACGGCGCTAAACAATCATACAGGTGATTACACTTTACATTTAACGTCAGATCAGAATACATTTTTAGACGGCATTAGCGTTACATTCTCGCAAGTCAATAATACTGTTAATAACTTCACAACACATAGTGCTGATACGGCATTACATCTTACACCTTTGCAAAATGTTTTCTTGGATGGTTTGAGTGTAAGTTATTCGCAAGTAAACTATGCGGCTAGTAATTTTGCAAATCATGAAGTTAATACAGGACTGCATTTAACGGTAAGTGATTCTACATTTTTGCGCGGTTTAACAGTCAGTTATTCTCAGGTAAATAATGCTGCTGCTAATTACTCAACCCATGTAACAGATACGTCATTACACCTTACATCAAGCCAGAATACGTTACTTGATTCTTTGACATCAACGGCATACGAATTAAATCTGCTGTCCGGTAGTAATAAGGGAAGTAACTTTAACACAGAAAATCAACGTGCTGCGGTAAGAACATTAACCAATGGAGCTACATTAATCGCCGGATCGACCTACTGCGTAAATACAATCACTTCTGCATTATCAGCGGTATTGCCCACTATTGCAAATACAGTTAAAGGAGATGAGATAGTTATCCTAAACTCACGTAGATCATGGGGAACCAACTCATTCACTATATCTTCTGCACCAGGAATATACATAATGGCTGGTACCAACTTATCGGCATCAGGTGAAAGCCTTATTTGCGATACTAACAATTTCCCAGGCTTTACACTGAAATGTAATGATACTGACTCAACAACTTATGCATATTGGAGTGTGCTATGAATTTATCTACTATTGGTGGTGGCGTTAAATCTGTACAACGTGGAAGTATCTCCACTAATACCGGGGTATCGACTTCAGTATCAGTTACTATATCATCAGTAAATACCAGTAAAGCCGTTTTGTTTATTAATGGCTATATGGCGCTTTCTGGAACTCCTTACCCTGTAAAGGGAGCATTAACAAATTCAACAACTATAACCATATCATTTAATACAAGTGTAACAATAAATGCAGACTGGCAGGTAGTGGAGTATTATTAATGTATTACGCACAAATTTTAAACGGTATCGTCATAGGTGTATCACAATTAAATAGCAAGGTAGATTCGCCTAATTTAATTAAAATAGCAACCTATGACACGTCATTAATCGGAAAGAAATGGGATGGCGCTAATTTTATCTGATCGTACTCACTATCTCTATAATATTGCATAAAATAATGCATGGATTCTTTTTTTACTGCATCTAAGGACTTAGCGTCTACACCAAACAAACCCTTGTTGCATCTGGAAGAATATCCATGCTTTGTTTTTTTAATAGTAACATTCTTATCAAATGCTGCTTGAATTTTATTAATTTCTTCTTCATTCATTATCTTATTTCAAAAGAATTAGTCTTTCAATATCACATTCAACTAATGTCCCAATCTTACATCCTTCAATTTCTTCCCATTTTACACTAGCTAAGCTGCCAACCTCATTTGGAATAGGCACTAGCTTTGCGTATTTGGTAACTGAAATGAATTGATCGTTTTGTTTTAACGCATTATATTCGTCTTGTGATATTTCTCTGAAAGAGTAATTATTATCTTTAACCGGCCTTTCTTCTAGGCTGTTTTCGTAAAATTTGTTTTTTATTTCCGAAAACTTTCCTTTTGGTATATTTAACCAGTATCCGTCTTTAAATTTTGGCTTATTTTCAGACCAAAATCGTGATCCATCCCAATTTGTTGAAGCATAATTAGCCCATTCAGGCGCTTCATCCCAAGGATATTTACTCATAGCTTCATACTCACTTAATAAAGATTTTCACTATACAATGTGCCACTATCACCGCCACATCGCCTAACTATTTTATTATTAGAATCAGCTATTAAATACGCTTCTTCTCTTGTGTAAAATTTACAATGTTGATCTATAAATCCTTGCTCGTTAAACTCAGTATGTTTTCTACCGCAAGCTTTAATTTGATCCCTCATGCACTTATCAAAATGCCTTGCCCCAATTACCAATAAGCCATCAACACCAGATCTATTGGCAGCGGCTACAATTCTAGGACTTGATAGATTTTTCACAGTTTCATACTCATAATAATATAACTGTAATTGTTTTCACTTATCAAACAACAGCTTGCGTTATCTGCAATTTCTAACGCTATGTTTTGTGACCCCAAGTGATTAAGTGCATCTATCATGTAGATGACATTAAACCCTATTTCAGTTGATCCACTAAAGTCACAAGATATTTCTTCCTCGGCTTCTTCATGCTCTGGATTATGTGATGATATGTTGATTACATGATTGTTGATGCTAATTATAACACCTTTATACTTTTCATTTGCAAGGACAGATACTCTTTGTAAAGTATCTTTTAGTTGCAATCTATCAACCTGTACATCGTTAAACTTCTGGTTAAGTACTTTTGAAAAGTCAGGGTACTTAGCATCTATAAGCTTTGTATAAAATACCGTATCGCCTATGGTAAAGCGCATTGCATTCTGTGATAGTTCTATGTCTATATGTCCGGTAAGGATTTTAGACAATTCTAGTACTGCTTTACGTGGAATGATAATCTTAAATTCATCCACCGGAAAGGTTATATCACACATAGCCAGTCTATGACCGTCTGAACTTACAAACTTAATAACACTACCGTTAGATTGTACTAATATCCCATTAAGGTAAAATCTAACATCTTGATTAGCCATACAGCAAGAGGTTTTGTCTAACACTTGCTTTAATGCTTGTGATTCAATGCTAAATGATATTGGAAATTCACCGCTATCAAATGCAGGATAGGCTTCAGCACTAATTGTTTGTAATGTAAATCTACTTTTGCCGGATTGGATTTTAATCTTTTCATCTTCGCTCTTTATCGTGATAACTGAATCACTTGGTAAAAGCTTAACGATATCAAGAAGCTTTCTGGCATTTACAGTGAATGCCAGAATTTCATCATTTTCACATTCAATATTCGCTATTAGCTGAATCTCTAAATCAGTTCCGGTTAAAACAATTGAATCGCGATAAACATTAACCAGAACATTAGCCAGTATAGGCATAGTCTGTTTGCGTTCGATTACAGCAACAACTTTTTGAAGTGGTAATAATAATTGTTCTTTACGTATTTTCATTTAACAATATCCTCAAAAGTATCAATATTTCCGCCTGTAACGTCGTATTTGCGCTATCAAATGAAAAGCAATACGATAGTAGCCTAAAACAATCATCGCGCCGTAACAGCGTCGTATGCGTTTATTTTGTATGCTTCATTATACTCTCTATGTTTGCAAAGTGAATTACCCTGACCTAAAGGACGGGGCTTCTAACTTCAACGGCATTAGCAAGAACAGAAGGTTTACGCCCTCTGACTTGGCTGACTATGCCTCGATTAGCAGTACCGGCAATTCCTGCCGCTATCATTCTTCGTGCTTCATTACGGATATTTTTAGAGGCGTTGATGTCTCTATCATGAATTTCACCGCACTTGTCACACGTCCACATCCTGATATTCAAGGGCATGGATTTTTGAACATGCAAGCAGCTTGAGCAAGCCTTAGAACTAGGAAAGAAGCGATTAACCTCGATGTAGCCCTTGCCTGCTTTTTCTGCTTTATATTTGAGCATCGTTGTAAACGCTCCCCAACCCGCGTCACCGATGGACTTAGCCAAACAGTGATTCCTCATCATGCCTTTTACATGCAAATCCTCTACGGCGATGACTTGGTTTTCATCAACCAGCCGACGGGAAAGTTTATGCAAATAGTCTTTCCGTGCGTTTGCTACACGTTCATGCGCTTTTGCTACTAACAGCCGCGCTTTGTTTCTGGAGTTGCTGCCTTTTACCTTGCGCGAGAGCTTTTGCTGCTTACGCTTTAGATTCTTTTGTGCTTTAGCAACGTGTTTGGGATTATCGAACTTGGAACCGTCACTGGTAATGGCAAGGTGCGTCAAGCCGACATCGATACCCAGTATCTTGCCGTCAAAAGAAATAGCGGGATCATCAAGCCCGTTTTCAGTCAGGATGGCCGCGAAGTATTTACCCGTTGGTGTCTTGCTAATAGTGACGGTCTTGATCGTACCAGCTATTTCACGATGCACAACCGCTTTGACGTGGCCTATCTTAGGTATGAACAGCTTGCGGCCTTCCACGATCTTAACGCCTTGCGGGTATTGGATAGTTTGTTTGCCGTGCTTGCTTTTGAAAGTCGGGTACGCTGCTCTGCGCTCAAAGAAGTTAATGAAGGCACGAGACAAATTCAGGCTTACTGACTGCAAAACTTGACTGTGTGTATCACCTAACCAATCGAACTCTTGCTTGAGCTTTGGAAACTGACCCAAGCCCTTACCTGTTTCTTGATAAACTTTTTGAGTCTCATTTAGGCTATTATTCCAAAACCAACGCGCACAACCGAACGCTTTAGCAAGTTTTTCTTCTTGCTGCGGGGTTGGATATATGCGTACTTTGGTTGCTGTTATCATGTTTTTATTATAAATCGCATTCGCCGTAAAAGTCAAGAGTATCCTTATATCCCCCACCTAAAGAGAAGGGGATTTACGGACTATTTGTTAAAACCTATTTAACTTAAAATTTTGTTCTTGTCTTGCTTTTTGAATAGCACATAGTTGATTCCATATTTCATCAAGATACTTACCTTCTGAAACATTTGCTTTCTTAATTATTTTTGGATTCAGCATGTAAGCACTTTCTCCAATGGTTTTTGTTATATCTAGTTTGTTAAGCTGCATCATGATAACCTTAACATCTTTAGGATCTAGCTTGTTAAGTCTAGCGATTTTGTTGCTATCAAGCTTAATTACGTTCTGGTGATTTTTGTACGTTAGCAGTGTTGCCAGTACTTTTCCTTTTTTACTGCCAAGAGACCTTAGCAGAAGATTTAATCCTTCTATGTCAATTATTTCTTGTTGTTGCATTATTTCACCATAGTCAAATGAGTTTTACGATAAAATCTAGTCATTTATAAAAAAATGTGATAGTATATATGTGGGTCATTGATCTACTCGGCTGGCACGTTTCAATCTGCGTTCTGCAATAATGGGTTGTCAGCCGTTTTATCATTCTTTTTACTTCGTGATTTCTTCCTAGCTTTACAAGAATCCCATTCCTTAAGCATGTGTTTTTTTGCACTATAATGACCAAAATACATGACTTCAGGATTGATCATGTACGCACCATGTCTGTATTTTCGTATGAAATCGTTTGATATAAGCTTTTCCATAGTTGTATTAACGGCCCTTGATGACATACCAACTGCTTCTGCAATTTCAAATTGTGTTACATACAAAACATTGTCTTTATTTTTCTTTCTTAAAATATAGGCTATCATGTCTGTTGATTTGCTACAGGCTAAAGCAAGCATTTTTGCAAGCTTATCCTTAAACACTTTATCAAAGTCACGCTCATTTTTAGAACAAACATCATTTGGATCAAAAGCATAAATAACACCGCTATCTATATCAAGCAATCCTTTTGTACCGTTTTCCATAATAATATCTTTGTAAACCGCCATAATACCCCCTTAAATCACCTTAAAAACAGAACTATACTTCTATTCGATTCGTTAGT